TATAGCGCCACCTAGTAGTGATTACCCAATATCTTTCAACAGGTGCATAGATGAAGCATACCTTGCAAAACCTGGTAATACATATACGATATATGGGTTTGATGATACATCACTTGCATATGGCGGTGGTATTACTAAAAGCGAGGCAAACGATGAAAGAAAATACCGTTTTTCAGAGGATGGGTATTTCGATGAAATGATTAATGGCTCTATTCAGTCTTTCACAATAACAGAATCTTTTGGATTTAAGAAGGTTGATGGTAAATATTCAATAGACCAATCAAAATCTTTTTTCTATACACCAGAATATGTTAATCTTTCTAGTTTCATAAAGAATGAATGTGAAGTTATTACCAGTGAAGAAGTACAAATGGCATTTTTCCTGATGGGTCTTACTGGTATAAAGTATGATAAGGTTGCAGACAACATCAATAACAAGTCGTTTGCTTATATACCTAATGTCGCTTCATTACAGATTGGTGCTATTATTGCAGCATATTACTGTAATTCATTCATTGATTCTAATGGTGTCAGAAAGAGTGTTCCATTTACTAGTGTATTCAATGTGGATTATGCTAAAAAATTCATTGTCATTCCTTATGGTTTCGAGGCATTGGCAAAAGCGATAAACGGCATGTCAACAGCTTGCAAACTTTCATACGTAAAACACTTCAGGGATTGGTGTGTTACTTATAAAGCCAGATTCAATGAACTTAAGATAAAGGACATGAATAAGACCAATAAAGTTTCTCATGCACACTATGAAAAGGTAATGTTTGACAGAGAAAGTGATGCAACAGTAAAAAGGGCTTTGTTCAGGCAAAATTCAGATGTTATAAAATCCATTACAAATAGTCTGATGTCTATGGTTGGTATAATAAATCTTACTGTTGCATCAGATGGTTCAGCCAAATCAAAAGACAGTGACTTTGAAAAGGCATATTTTGTTAGTGAAACACAAGCTAAGGTGTATCTTGACTCTTTCCTAAAGACACTTAGGCAAATAAATGGTCTTGAGGAATCTGGAGGCGACCCAACAACGATAGCTCAAAATCCTACACAGACAACAGAAGACATGAAGATTGAACTGTATAGGTATTTGAAGCAAATCTATGATAAATGGGCTGCTGCAACAACTTTTGACACATGGAAATTTGACCAGTTCTTTAATGAAAAACAAAAAAAGAACCCACTTGGTAACAATTTCTTCTTTATTGACTCGTTCTATAATAAAATCGGAGATAAGCTTCTTATAAATCCTAGAAAATTGTCAAAGATTATAAAACTGGCAACAGAGTCAATGGATACAAATGTCATGTTGTATAGTTTCTTTGCACAGGTTTATGGAGAGCATAGATGCATGATGAAATGCATTCAGAATTTCAAGATGCTATCTGATGGTATAAACAACTTATTTGTTCCAGTGCCTTATAATAGTATGTCTAGACCAGACCCATTCCCAGATTTCGTAGTGATTTATACATATGAGTCATCTAGGAATTTGAATGTTGCAAACGGTGAGTATAAGGATGACGGTTTTATGCTTAATGATGAATATGATACACCATTACCAATTAAATCAAGGGGTGACGAAAAAAGGTTTTACAAAATACCTGCTTTTGGAGTATCTTATGGTAGACAATACCAAAACTACTTCAAGAGTGTTAATGTAGATATGTCTAACCCAACAACAACGGAACAGGCTATCGTTGCAAAGCACTCTATACTTGCTGCAAGCAGAGATAAGACAGCTAAGGGTGTAGGAGCACAAGACTTATATGATATCTATTCGAACCAGTCATATACATGTAACGTGGAAATGATGGGTTGTGCGTTTGTGCAGCCACTCATGTATTTTGTGCTACTTAATGTTCCATTCTTTAGAGGCTCATATCTCATATCAAAAGTAAAACATTCTTTGAGACCTGGTGATATGACAACTACTATAACTGGTGTAAGGATGAGCAAGTATTCCAACAAAATTGTCACTGATATTTTCACAGATGAAGAAGATGCAATCAATGAGGGTGGCACATACAATGAGGACAAGAAGTATCTAATGGCAGATACAACAAACGACTGCCCTTATCAGGTGTTCCCAATTGAGAATGATGATAGTGTTTATTTGTCTGGTTCAGATTTAGAGAAAGCTAATACATTAATGGATAAAATAGCCCACCACTTATACGGTAAAGCCGATTGTTCTGATAAAAAAGTTAGAATTGCTGCTGCTGGTATAGTTGGTAATATGTGGGTTGAAACATTACCTCATTTTGACCATACCAGTGTTAATGCGTTTGATAATGGTGGGAAATCTGGAGGACTTTGCCAGTGGAGAGATAACAACGGAAACAACAAAGAGAAAAATCTATCTCACCTAATATTAAAGCAACCAGATGGATATGGTCAACCTAATCAAAAATGTGTTACTGGGGGCTTAGACAAGTCTGGTTTAAAAAATTTGTTTAGTAAATCTGGCATAACAGTAGATACTCAAATACTATTCCTTAATGACACAATTAGTAAGGTAACTGACCCTAAAAATGGTGGAATGTTTTCAAAGGAAAAATTACTTTCGGATTCATCTGCAAGGGTTGCAGCAGAGCATTTTAGAGCAGCTTATGAAAGAGGAAGTGATGCAAGCAAGAGACAAGACATGGCTGAAAAATTCTTTGATTCTTATAAAAGTGGCGGTCAAACAAACGAGGCTAAAACTAGTAAAAAGAATTTTTCAGAGTTGTTCTTCAATGCTGTTCAGAAATCTCTTAATTCAACAGGCTCTTATTCTGGTAATCTAATTCCAACATATCGTGATAATGATAAAACTTATCTCCAGATAAAGATAGAGGGAAATGACTACACAAAGTTAGCTGTTCTGTTTGATATAATACTTAATTCTCCTGAATATTACAACCACGTTGGAAGTATGAGCTGGGTTTATAAAAATTCGCCTTCAGAATATCCAGACAAACTTCTCTTAAAAGTTGGTAAAACTGTTAAAAATAACGAGAGAAGAATCTATGTACAGAACGGTGGTGGTAATGTATCAGGAAAGCTTAATGGTGACGAGTGTAACGAAAAGCTGATGCAGAGTCTTGGAAAGAAGTATGGAGCAGGCGATAAGAACGTGTTTACAACTGAGTGCCCACAGTTCAGTAATTCACCTTCATGCCTTGACAAATTCAAGCCAACTGACTGTAACACACTATTTAATGGTAGTGGCGCTGGAATTGGTACTGGTACAAGAATAACTGAAGGGGGCATGATTGCTAACTGGAACGCAAATAAAGCAGCTAACTGGCTTGTTTCACACGCTTATGAGTGTGGAAGAAGTGGAAAATACTGTGGTAAAGGAATATGTGCTCTTGCGGTTCAACAGGCTATTATTGCTGGAGGTATAAATTGTCCTGGTGGTGATGGGTATAGAAAAGCTAAAAATCTTGTTGAAACAAAAGGAGATTGGGGTGACTGGGAATATGTTGCTACTGGTTTTACAAGTACACCTCAGATAAATTTCAAGCCACAACTTGGAGATGTGATTGGTATGGTTAAAGGGGATAAAGTTAATGATTATGGTCATGTATGCTTATATTGCGGTAGTCAATATGGTTGGGTTAGTGATTATATTCAGTATGATAGACCTTATCCATATCAAAGTGATGGTTCTGGAAAATATTGGATTGCCAGATATAAAGGTGGTGGAAAGACGATATCTAATCCTAATCCAAAGAAATGCAGTCCAAGTGGCAAATGTTTAAGGGGGTGATAAAAAATTTGTTTTTTTAACTTTTTTTATATATCTTTGCAGTATGAAAACACTTGGATATATAATAACTGATAAAAAATTAAACGACATTGAGGGCTTTGTGGAGCAAGTGAAAGACATTTCAGAAGCTGATTCCACAAAGCCTATCCTTATGGTAGGTTGGTCTAAAGCAAAGGAGTATAATGGGTATACTTCTATTCTGAACAGGAGGTTAGCCCCTGGTTTATTCTGGACTTTCAAGAAGAGCGAGAGTCGTTCTGAGTTTGAGCAAGATTTGAAGAAGTTATACAAATATATTTTCGAGAATGTAATAGAAAATATAAGATATTATTATATAGATATATTAACATTAAGATATAGTAAAATTAAAAAAATATATAATATCTTTAATTCTACAGAAAGAAAAAATATTTATATAAATAACAACCTTTTGTATACAATGTATGAGGGAAAGGTTGTTGGTGTGTCCCTTGATATTCTAGAATATTGCGGGATAAAACGTGATAAGGTCATGAACCTTCTAACCTCTAACCCAAGTAATAAAATATTCGATGGTTCAACTAAATGGTTGATTAAACTTGAGAGACACTTGGGTAATAAGAAGTATGCAATGCCATACTTCATTTCAACTTAGTAAAATAAACAATGAGTACAAATGGTGTTATAATAGGAACATTCGTAAAGAAGAATAAAATATTGTCATTTCTTGAAATGATTAAGACAAGATTTGGTATAAAATTAGATAGGGTTTTCATTTATGAGATTGACACCAATAGCCTTGAATATCTTGTAACATTTAAAACTTTTGACAAGGATAGATTTATCAAGAAGATTAATAATGCAACAGTCATGCATGTAAAAAATGGGTGTTTGTTTTCAATAAATGCGTTAAACAAACTTATTGACCAGGAAAAGAGTAATGATAAACCTAACAATGAATATGTTGTTGATTGGAATAAATACAAGAATAAACTCATAATATTAACGAATGGCGTTTTATCAGTATCAAATTTATCTAAAGTAGAAGATACTTCAGTATTTTTCAAATAATCTGATATTTATAGTAAAATATTTATATTATGGCACGTTTTATAATGAAACACATTCAAGGTAACAAACCGCAGAAAATGGTTTCTAATACCAGTGAAAATAACATTAAGGAAAATAAAAGCGTTATGACAACAGAAGAGAAAATTGCTATGGCACAGGCTGCACTTAACAATACACCTGCATCACCTGTTAAAAGAGTGAAGAAAGACAAGGGACTTATCGAGAGAACAGAGAGTTCCAAGACAATTCTCACAGAGGATAATAAAGAGCTTTTGAACGATTAATACAAAAATGACTAACATTAAGTACCTTAAAGAAAATAATCTATACGAGGCACACAAACATTTCATGCAGTTGTGCGAGACATTTGGACATGTAATGCAGGAAGAAGGAGAGGATGACCCAAATGCACAGCAAGACCCTAATGCAATGGGTGGAGCGCCTGGTGGAGACCCTAACGCAATGGGAGGGATGCCAGGTAACCCTATGTATGGGGGTGACCCAAATGCAATGGGTGGTGACCCTAATGCAGCTCCTGGAGGACAGGAAATGGGAGCAGACCCAAATGCAATGGGACAGCCAATGCCTGACGCATCAGCCCCAGTAGGACCTGATACTGGCGAAGACCCATTTGCAGACCAGAGAACTGGTGACGATGAAATGGAAGATGAAGGAGATATGCCTGATGATGCCATTGATATAGAAGGTCTTACAGATACAGAGAAGAAAATATACGTTAAGCAGAATCATCTTGGGAGAGATTTCTCAAAGGTTGATAGTAAGATTACAGACCTCATTGATAAGATTGAGGGCTTACAGTCAGCTCTTGACAGCAATAATAGTGAACTTGAAACTCTTAAGGCAGAGTTCGAGAAGAGAAATCCAACACAGACTGAGAAACTTGACATGCGTGGTGTATATGATTCTTATCCATTCAACGTAACACCTGGAGACTTCTGGGAGAAAAAGATGCAGGATAAACCAAACTATGAGATTTATACTGACAACGATAAATCAACGGAAGACCAATATGCAATAACTGCTGATGATGTCAACGACCTACCAAGCGATATAGAGAAGAGTTTCAGTATTGATGATGATGACATCCAGACGCTTGATAAACTCTTTAAACTATAATGAAAAAGATTATTATAAAGGAAGGACAGGAAGGTATCATAACTGGTCACATAGCTCTTAATGAAACACCAGGTTTTAAAGAGAAATGCGAAGAAATTGCAAGACAGTTGGATGCTTCTATCAACACCACACTAAACGGAGAGATTTGTTTGCATAATGAGCGAATGCACGTTGTTCTTGGAATTGACCCAGGTGATGGTAGTAAATTTTATGGTCCGTCCATTATGGTTAAAAGTGTAGGGTTTTCATTTCTCACAAGTGACCCTGCTGGGTATGAGGCAGCTAAAGCATCGTTTGATAAATTGATGGAAGTTGTTGGGAATTCAGAACTCCTAGCACTTTAGTAAAAAAATATCCCCAGTTGTTAAAAATATAAAAAATAACTGGGGAAAATTTTGTTTTTTTAACATTTTTTATATATCTTTGCATTAGATAATTTTAAGCACACAGTTAGGTGTGCATCAATAATATTTTTTAACAATTTTAATTAATGGAAAACAAAAAATTTAGCGCAAACATTAGCGCAGATGAAGTCGAGAGACAGTATGCCGAGGAGCATACACAACAGCCAAAAGTTAAGAAGACTCAGTTTGACACCAAGAATTATTTACAAGCGAAATTGGGTGAAAATGAGACTTCAAAAACACTTACAATCAGATTGCTCCCTATCACCCCAGATAGTGGAACAGCATTCCAAAAGGTTCATATGCACACTGTACGTGTAAATAAGGAAATTTCATCCAACGGATGGAAGTCTTTCGTGTGTCCTACAAAGAACAAGAAAGATGGAAAACTGATGGGTGATAAATGTCCATTCTGTGATATTTCTGTGAAAGCACGTGAGCTTAAGGGCAAGGCACTTGACGAGCCAACAAAGAAGAAATATGGCGACATAGAGTTCTTGAATAGGGCTAAGGATATGTGGATTGTTCGCTGCATTGAGCGTGGTCATGAGGAAGATGGTGTTAAATTCTGGATGTTCCCAGACAATAGACAAGGAAAAGGTGTATTTGACCAAATTAGAAATCTTGCACAAATTAGGAGTAAGGCAGCAGCAGCAAAAGGAAACGTTTATAGTATTTATGACGTTAACAATGGACTTGACCTCATTGTGACGCTAACTAAGACAGGAGACGGAAAAACAAGCATCCTTATTGTTGATGGCGGTATACCTTGTCCTATAAGCGAAGATTTTGAACTTGGTGAAAAATGGCTTAATGACGAAAAAAAATGGTATGAGGTTTATACTGTTAAGTCATATGATTACATGTCAATTATTGCAGAAGGTGGTGTTCCAGTATTCAGCAAGGAAGAAAAAAAGTACGTGAATAAAGTTGAAGCTGACAAAATTAAGGAGGAAGCCAACAAACAGAGAATGGAAGAAGCAATGACAGAACAGGCAAGAGATTATTCTGAGGTTGCATCCCCTGCAACCAGTGGTATAATAGATGGTACTAAGTTTGACACATCAGATGAAGAAGATGGTGACAGTCTTCCATTTTAAACTAATTTAGTAATGTTATGAAGCATAATGAGTAATAAACTTTACTTCAAATTCGGCTGTATGAATAGTGCAAAGAGTATGCTACTATTGACAACAGCCCATAATCTTGAAGAAAACGGACTTGAAATTATGGTACTCAAGCCATCTGCTGATACTAGGGATGGTGAGGGTATCATACGTTCAAGAGTCGGAATTGAAAGAAAATGTATAAGTGTTGATAACGATATTAACGTATATCGCATGGTTAAGGAGTACAGAAACTTCTTAGCTTCACAATTCATCGAACTTAAGTGGATACTCGTAGATGAGTGTCAATTCCTGACAGAACAGCAGGTAGACCAACTATCAGACGTTGTAGATTTCCTTGGTATAAGTGTTATATGCTATGGACTGAGGACTGACTTTCAATCTAAACTTTTTCCAGCGTCCAAAAGGTTGTTCGAAATAGCCGATGACCTAGAGGAGATAAAATCAACTTGTGCTTGCGGTGAAAACAAAACATCGATAAATGCAAGATTTGATGAAAATGGAAAGATTGTAACAGAAGGTGACCAAGTTGTAATCGGTGGAAATGATATGTATAAGCCACTTTGCAGGAAATGCTGGAAGAATAAAATCAGGGATAAAAAGCTAGCAGAAAATGGTGAATAGTGATATAAAGAAAGGTATGACTTTCATTTGCAATGAGACACTTGGGGAGTGGTACACAGAAGGTAATGCATACGTATCAATGGTAGATGGGACTATACGTGATAATTTAGGTTATGACTATGACGTACTGTTAGTTGACAGATATTTTAGGAAAATAAAAGATGAAAATATTATGATAGCATGAAGCAGCCAATAAAGAAAAAGGAATTTAAGAGACCAAGTATTGCTTCTTTGAAGGAGAAACTTGAGCTTAACATGAAAAATGACACTGATTATGCGAATTCAGTAGCAGATAAACCAATGGATTTCATACCATTGCCAGAAGCATTCTCAGATGCAATCAAATTGCCTGGAATACCAAAGGGATATCTTACAATTGTAACAGGCTGGTCTAACACTGGAAAATCAACAATTAAAAACTGTTTGATTGCCTCCTGTATCAATAATGGAATTATTCCAGTTATATATGAGACGGAAAACAATTTTGATTTCAAATATGCTATTGATTGTGGAATGAAAGCGACTCCAGTGTATGGTGATGTTGAGGTTGAACACATCGATTATGAGACAGGTGAGGTTACATATACAACAGAAAAACAAATCATAGACTATAGTGGAGATTTTTTCTACTTTAACAGTGCAAAACTTGCTAGTGCGTATGGCGACAACGACTATTCTACTGGTAAAAAACTGAAAACGAAGAGAAAGCAAGCAGTACTTGAGGACATTGCTTATTCTATAAACGATTTCCTTGATAGGCAGGACAGTGGAGAGATACCATATCCAATGTGTTTCATATGGGATTCAATTGGGTCTATACAATCATTCAAGTCTCTTGAGAGCAAGAGTACTAATAATATGTTTGATGCTGGCGCTATATCGCAGGCCTTCAATAATATAATAAACAATAGGATACCATCTTCAAAAAGCATGGGTTCTGAGTATACAAATACATTCTTCTGTGTTAATAAGATTTGGAACGATTCAATGAACTCGATGGGTGGAGTACCATCTATAGAATTGAAAGGTGGTAAAACATTCTTCTATGGAGCACGACTTATAATGCACCTTGGAGGTATTGGAAAGGCTGCAACTAAGAAGCTTACAGCAACAGCAAAGGGTGAAACATACAATTATGGTATTACCACAAAGATTAGGACAACAAAGAACCAACTTCCAACACCTTGGAATGTAACCTATGAGGGAGAAATGTCTTGCGTACATAGCGGGCTTGTTAATCCTAACAAACTTGATGATTACAAGAAGACCTATATGAAGGATATACTTGCAAGACTTGAGGAAAATGGTGGAAAAGATGTAACAGAGTCAGATATCCAATTTGCAGAGGAAGCAACAGATGAATAAATTGAAAACACCTTATGAGTTATTTGGTATTGAGTGTGGTAAGGGGTGGAAGCCCCTTTACCAACCGATACTTGATAAAGTTGAAGAAATAAATAAGGAAACAGATGATAAAATCTTCATAACCCAGGTTAAGGAGAAATTTGGAAGGCTTGAGGTTTATCTAAGTAGATATACGGATGAACTTATGAGGATGAGAAACGAGGCTTCTGAGAAGTCTAGTCATATTTGCGAGGAATGTGGTAAGCCAGCAGAGACTATAATTGTTGGCGGTTGGTATTACCCATTATGTAATTATTGTTATGAGAAACATTTAAAAAAAATTAGTTTATGATTAAGAGTTATATTAAAACGTTTACTCCAGAAGAAGCTTTGGATATTGTTATGAATCATAACGAGAACTATAGAAAGCTAAACCAAACAAAAGCCTTAGAATATGCTAAGGTTATGAAGGCTGGAAAGTGGGAAGAGGAAAATGGTGAGACCATTGGTTTTTATGAGAACGGTAATTTGGCTAATGGTCAGCACAGGTTGTATGCAATGAGTAAAGCTGGTGTAAGTCTGACTTTCCTGGTTGTTGAAGGAATAAAGAACAATGCCACAACAACAATCGATGTTGGCTTCAAGAGAAGTTCAGAAGATGCCATAAGGTATACGTTAAGGGATACTGGAAAAGAGTTTATTCATGGAGCATTCTCAATAACAAAACAGGTTATGCAATTGAGAAAACAATGTAAGCTGAATGAACAGTCTCCTTATAAGGTAGGACTTACTGAATTGGAAGTAAGAGAAGATTGCTTGGATGACATTGATGGATATAACGAAGCTGCTTTGTTTGGCAAACAAATAAAGAAAGAAAGTAAAGTTATTAAGACAAATGAAGCTGGTTCTATTTATTATTATCTGACGCATGATATGGAAATAAATCCTTGGTATGTTAAGGACTATTTTAATAAGCTTCTCTCTGCTGCCAGGAATGATAAAACAATATTCAATACCACTATAACAAACCTTTCAATGAAAGTAAAAAGTAGTGATAGATATGATGAGCTAATATGGGGGTGGAACTCATATATCAGGGGTAATACAACAAGAAGATGCCCATATTCAGGATGGTTTGAACGTCCTAATAATAAGGCTTTTTATACTAAAGACACAGTTGGAGAATTTAACAACTGCATTGGTGTAGGATTAACTGAAGAAGAAGCGTCAGAGGCTGTTCTAGTACGTGAAATTAGTTAGGAATAAAAAAGGTTAGGAGACTTCCTAACCTTTTATTATACGATTTAATATGTCGTTGAATTTTTTAGATTCGGCTTTTAAACCAGCAGCCTCTCTGTCAGCAATGCCGCCTATCTTGTCTTTAGCACTTGTTATGATGTTGTTAACAATAAGTTCCATACCCATTTTCTCAGCATGCTCATGTGACTCAGAAAGTCTGTTTGCAAATATTTCCTTTGCTTCATGATATGTGGTCATTTTATCGCTAATGCCACGTTTCTGGTTGGCATTATCCATGTCGAATGAATCTGTATTGTCTCCATGAACTTCAACTAATACGTATAGTTCCCCAACATTTTCATTTTTAGGTTCATAGCACATTCTGCAAAGATAACAGTCCATTTTTATTGGTTTGCCATTATTGTCTAACACATCACCGTGTCTACCACAAGGGCATTTGTAATAAAGTCTTTTCTTTAGAGTAGGACCGTTTTTATCAAACATATCAGTGTACTGCTCAGGATTGGTCGTATCAGTATCATTTACATATGGTTTAGGGTTGTATTTAACATGCAGTCCATCACCTGTTTTGTGCAATGGTACAAGTTGTTTAGAACCGTCATATTCTCCTTTAGCACGTTCACTTTTATCCCTTACAACATAATTTAACTTTCTTCCTGTAGGTACGTATGTATCATCTAGTTTGTTATATAATTCAGAACTTACGGCAAAGAACCTTCTTGCGATTGCAGCAGAAGAACCACCAGTATCATCAGCCCCAAATGTTCCAACATTCATTGTAGATGCATTAATAATTATGTTTTTAATTTTCGTGAAATTAAGATTTCTACATGTATATGCTGCCGTGCTTATGCCAACTAGTTTTAAATCTCCAGCAAACTCATCAAAAGCATCTAGAAGCCATTGTCCTATGAAGTCTCCTTCCTCATTAAGTCTTATAAATCTAGCCCTAAACGCATTAGGAGTGTTTTTGATAACTTGAAGGTCTTGCTCGTCGAATATGTCTGCAAAGTTATTTGAATAAATTAGCATAGCAAGATTTTCTCTTGCACCTTTGGGTTTAGATAAAGGCGTGGCAGGGTCTTTTCTTCCAGCTTCAGACATATATTCATTAAGTGCTTTTCCTAGAAGTGTTCTGTTTTCTCCCATATTTTCCATATCATCATTATCAGTTTTAGATGTTTTCCATTTTGGTTCTGATAAAATGTTGTTTTTTGATGGCGCACCAAGCCTGTTGAATAGTCCTCTTAATGGAGTTAGATTGTCCTGACTGTTAAGTTTTTTAAACCATTTTTGTGATGTTTCTGGGTTATCAAGAAGTGCTCCAGCCATGTTTCCTGGGTTAATAAGGTGCATCTTTATAACCTTAAACATTGCAGAAAGGAGTTCTGGGTCTTTACGTGCGGTCTGCCACATCATATGTAGATTTGAGTTCTTTTTATGAAGCCCCTCATAATTATGCTCAGAACCTCTTGCATAGCAGGCATATCCTACAAGGCATTCGTTCCAGGCAGGACATCTATGCGCAGTTGTAAAGTTTATAACAAGAGTGTCTTCAGGTAATTTTGAATTACCGTATGTATACATAGCAGTAGGCATCTTGAATTCATAGCCAAACTTACTATTTAACATTTTGTTAAACATGGCTTTGAAATACAAGTTTTTAAGGTCAGCAAGAGCATTTTTATCACCATTTTTAGCCATTTCAGCCATTTCACCATATGTAGGGTTTTTTTCATTTTCCCCAAAATGATGGTCTTGTCTTGTTCCAGTTTTGAAATACCTGCATATTTCGTCATCTGTTACATTTGTAAGGTCAAGATTCTCTATGTCGTATCCAGTAACTTTGTCAGCAGGTAATGCATGCCCTACAATTTCACCATTTTTATTTTTTTTCTCTGGTGTTGGCATAGGTTTTACTTTGGACAAATATTCCTGAGAATCGTAAGCATAGTTTCCATTATCGTCTATTTTAGGTGTTCCATCATCATTAGTAAGAACTTTGGAAACTTTATAGTTACTGCCAAATGGTGCAATGTTTATTCCAGACTCCTTAGCCCTTTCTTTATCATAAGCTGGGGTGAGTGAAAATTTGTCAGCCATATCCAAATATCTTCTTAGTCCCCCATAGCCACCATAATGACGAAGTATTTCTTTTTTTCTTTCTGGTGGAGTACTTGAATTAGCCCACTCATTATAGTCCATTAAAGCCTGCTTTAACTCTCCACTCATAGTTCCAACAGCTTTTTCATAAGAACCATTTATATCTGGTCTATTGAGAATAGCGTCGGCTTCTGCATTACGCTGTTTGCCTTTATCTAGATTTATACCAATGTTCTTAGCAGAAGCAGAAAAAATATCTTTTTCGTTATTGGTAAGACTGTCGTGATATTTTTGGAAAACATTTCCAAGTTCTCTTTTTGCTGCTTTTGTTGGGGAAGTATCACCTTTTATCTTTTCATTGAGAATATTTGCGTTTGTTCCACGAAACATTTCCCTAACAACGTCTTTTATAAAAATATCTATATTCTTTTCCATATTTAAACTATAATCACATTGTGATTTTTAACAATAAATATTTGTTAAATTTGGAATTTTAACTTTTTTTATATATCTTTGCACTATGAAGCAGCCAATAAAGAAAAGAATAGCCACAGCAAATGGAATAGATACTGAAAAACAGGTCTATACTCTTATTGTGGATGGCAATAACCTACTTAAAATGTCATCTGTTGATAAGAGAATGAATAATAATGGAGAGGAATATGGTGCAGTCCTCGTTTTTATAAGAAAGCTTGGTGAGGTATTGTTGAAAAAAGATTTTGACTATTGCATAGTATCATGGGATGGAACTGGCTCAGGAGTAATGAGATATAGGGTTTATCCAGAATATAAAGCAAACCGTGATAAACACTATGAATTAATCGAAGGTAAAACAGATTATGACAAGTATATAGAGAACTACGCTAAGAAGATACTTCAAAACAGAAGAAAGAAAGAAACAGTAAGGAAAGAAACTGATGATGAGTCTTTCAAGAGGCAGAAGGATGTCATCCAGGATATACTTGAAGAACTTTGTATAAGGCAATATGAATTTGATGATGTTGAGGGTGATGATATAGTAGCTTACTATGTTAAACACAAAAATCCTAAGGAAAGGGTTGTTATAATGTCATCAGACAGGGATATGACCCAGCTAATATCCGATACTGTTATAATATGGAATCCAAGGGATAAGAAGTTTATCACTGCTGACAATTCTATAAAAGAGCTTGGAATAACACACGAGAACATCGTTCTTGAGAAGATGCTTTGTGGTGATGTATCAGACAACATAAAAGGTGTTAAGGGGCTTGGTGAACAAACACTTATTAAGTATTTTCCAGAAATTGTTGGCAACAAAATAGATATTAACACCATAATAAAACGTTCAAAAGAGATTCTAGAGGAAAGGAAACAAAATAAGAAGCCTCCACTGAAAGTGCTTAATAACATAATAGATGGTGTTACAGAAGGTTGTCAGGGAGACAAATTGTATGAGATTAACAAGCAAATAATAGACTTATCAGAACCACTTATAACAGACGAAGCCAGTGAATATCTTAGAGAACGTTTATACGCTCCTATAGATACAGACGAGAGGAGTGCTAAGAACGTTTATAAGATAATAGAGAATAATGGAATGTACGACTTGCTGGATGAAAAGAAATTTGGTGATATTCTTGCCCCTTATAGTCGTATTATATTAATGGAGGGTAGAAGATATGCTAAATATCAAGCAGAGAGTAAATGAAATAAATTTGGAAAATCCAACTATAGATGATGTTAAGTATAAGTCCATAAAGAACCTTTATACAAAACTTAAGGTTGGTAGAAAGTATAAGGAAATGAAAAGACTTAAATTGATAATGTCATTCTTGCCTTCCATGATTACAAAGAATAATTATGTGATGATAGAAAAGGCTGTTCTAAACCCAGATGGACTACAAGTTATGATTGGAACAAGAGAAGGGTGTTACAGATATAAGTTCGAGGAATATGCTATAAATAAATATCCTGCTCATGGTGGGACACCATTGGCTAATATGTATTTCATAACAGATTTTTATGAATATTTCGGTACAAAATAAATATGGTAAAAGGTGACTCAAATAGTCACCTTTTTTGTATTTATAGGTATGAGAAAGATATTTGGTTTAATAATTGGATTAATGGTTCTCTCATGTACTCCTAAGATTAGTGAGGGTGTTGAAAAGGGCGACAAAATGGTAAATACAATGAAAGGTAAATATTCAATCGCTCAGTTTGATTCAATGTGTGTTGCCGACACTCTCCCACGCTCTTTGAATGAGTGGAAACGTCTTGGTGTGAAGGATTATGAGAGTCATCAAAGAACTTACCTTTATCTGTACATGAAAATAAACGGAAGAAATGAAAGTGTGTATAAGGTTGAGGACACAAGTGATGACAGCGTTAAAATAATTAAGAGAATAACAACTGATTAACTATGAATTATGGATTTATACCATCGAAAATGGATGGCACTGAGGTGAAATTCAAGGAAATTAAGGATTTCGAAATACCAGAGGAATATTCTTACAAGAAATATCTTCCTGATGTAATCAATCAGGGAAATAAGCCAATATGCGTTCCATGTTCTTTGTCAGCCTATATAAATTGGTCTATTAATACTGACACTGGAGAAAATAAGGTTGATAATGAAGTTGACCTAAATGAGATATATGACAGCAGAACAACAGATGGTAACGATGGAATGACATTTAAGGATGCCTTGAAGTTTCTTAAGCACGAAGGTGTTGAAACAAAAGAAGGGATTGAAAAGATTGATAGATATGCAACTATTGGTAGTGTTATCACATTGAAACAGGCGTTGATACTTAACGGACCTTGTGTTGGTGCTCTTCCAGTATATAACTCATATTCGTATGACTTTTGGAACAAAATGGCAGGTGATAGCTTTGAAGGTGGACATGCGGTGTCAATAGTTGGATATAACAAGGAAGGATTCATTATCAGGAACTCCTGGGGTAAGGGTTATGGTGATAATGGCTATTCCTTAATGACATATGATGATTTTGGTGCGTTTATGGAGATTTGGACTATTTATTAACTAAAAGGATATTATGGTTTTAACAGAAGATATGAAATCACTGTTCCGCACAGTGAGAACACTACTTGGTGCTCCTATTAGAATTGTTCAATTGGAGGATGAACAGCTTTGTGACCTTCTCGATGTTGCTATAGGTGACTACTCAGAGAAGGTACAGAACTGGGTTCTTGAGACCCAGTGGCTTAACATACAGAGCAAGGGACAGATACAGTTCCAGAATGCCAATGAGCTTGCATATGCAATGACCGTTCGTACAATGGACTGGTCTCGTGACTATTCATACTGGTTCTCACGTGAGGTTGGGCTACAACAGAGAGGTAACTATGAACTAAAGAAGGACTTCTTTCAGGTTGAAAGGGGCAAGCAAGTTTATGTCATTCCAGCAGGAAGGGAGATAAATAAGGTAATGTATGTAACTCCATCAACCACAAAGGCAGCACTCTACGGAAACCTTGGTACTCTTGATACTGGTATTGGCGGTGGATTCGGACAATACGGTAACATGGGTAACGGTATGGGTCTTACAGGATTCTATGTTGGTTCAGCATATGATACCGCACTTATGGCAGCAGACCTTAAGTATAAAAACTCACTTCTCAGGGGTGATTTAGCTTATAAGGTGACAGCAGGACCTAATGGAACACACCTTGTACACCTTATGTCAACCCCTGGTTCTCCAAATATGGTTGGTGGCGTATCTGCTGATGATACCTGGGGATGGAATAGGTATGCAAGCTGTTATGTGTGGTATACCTATTACGATGTATCTGGTTCAGATGATGCAGCAGACCTTTGCATGCTTGAGAACAAGGATGATGTGATAATCACACCAGACCAAGTTCCATTGGATAAAATGAAGTATGAACTGATGAACAATCCTACACAACAGATTATAAGAAGACTGTTGGTTGCAGAGGCTAAGATATTGCTTGGTATTATAAGAGGTACGTATAGCGGTACTGTGAAGATACCTGATGCGGAAATGCAGATGGATTATAATATGCTCCTTGACCAAGGAAAGAGTGAAAAGGAGACAGTGCTTAATGAGTTGAAGGAGAGACTTGAGAGGATGTTACCTTGGAATCTGATTAAGAACCAGGTGGACATGAATGATAGCCTCATAAAGGTATTGAAGAATAAACCACTTGGATTGTTTGTTAGGTAATTTATTGAGAGAAAATAATATTTTTATTAAAAATTGTTAAATAATCGGGGTAGCATTTGGCTATCTCGATTTTTTTATGTATCTTTGCACCAGAAATAACAAATAAATCAATATTAGTATATTATTATGATAACGATTTTAATTCAGCTCAAAGAAACAGAGAAAATACTTGGTTATGAGTACTATCATGTATTTCATGGGTATATCTCTGAACTGCTTGGAAATGACAGATATGGTCATGAAGCAGGTGATTATGTGTACTCCAACATTTGTGGTGGAAGATGCACCACTGATGGATTCTCTTTCCCTGGTAACAACCCTTATTTCTATATAAGGACTGATAATGAGAAGGTGTGGCAGAACTTTCTTAAAAACATCAAGAATAAGAAGAATATCATGGAAGGCTTTATTGTTGAAGGTTTCAGTATTGTTGATACCAAACTTAATGGTAGTGTCTTTGAGACCGATGCATCCACTCCAATTCTTGTATCTAAGAAGTATAATTTG